CCCTACAAGATTTGGTGTTCTACCAACCAAGATTCTGTCTGGTGGATTATTTCTGGGTTCCATATACAAAAGCGGGATACTCCCACATGCCAGGCTTTCTAAAGTTCATCATCAAAGGCGTCTTCTCCATAGAGCTCGTCCAGTGTTTCCAAGATTCCACGCAAATCGCTCAGTGACGACTCTGTAGCGCGCAGACCCCATGAAGTGAGCAATCTTATCTTCTTTTCCGACTGTTTATACCTGGCAATCTGGTAACGCATTTGTTCGAGTTGCACCGTTTCCACAACCTGATATTTCTTTGGTCTCGATTCTGGATTCCGTGGCTTTTTATTCGACGAATTGTAAATACGGGTAGGTGTGTAACTGAGTGTCAACATGTAACTAACCATGTAACGTATACTTTAAGCAGATGTCTCCACCTTCTTCTTTGTGGTGGTCTTCTTAGCGGCAGTGGAAGTGGTGGTGGCAGACTTACCAGCGGGTCCGGCGGGACCGCGCTCGCCGGCAGGACCAGGGGGGCCGGGGGGACCGGGGGGACCCTGGGGTCCAACACCACCTGCACCACCATTGTCTACAATCTTCAAGAGGATATCAAAAAGACGCCTTTTATCTACACGGGGGTTTGTCATTTCCTGGATAATTTCTTCACGGAGAGAACTCATGGTACTATATATAAAAACAAGATTTGTTTTTAAGCTAATGATCATAATTGGTCCCACGACGTTGAGTGGGATCGGTCAACATGCCAAGAAGTACACGAGGTTACTAAATTGTGGTTACTACTTGATCGGTAGCGAACTTCCTGAGGTGGATGATGGACTCATCTTTCTTCTTCCAATTCAAGATCACCTGCGACACTTAGACTACATTCGATCCCGTGTTAAGAACCTGGTCTGTATGACGGTGTGTGAAACAGAAACTGTTCACGCAGATTACGGTCTGATCATGAATGAATTCAAAAGGGTCGCTGTTCCGAGTGAGTTTTGTAAAAGAGTTTTATCTAAACAATTTCCAAAGAATGAATTCTTTGTGATACACGCCCACATTCCACCAGTTGTGGAGAAACCTTATGTCTTCTATCATATCGGTAATGTCATGGATCCGCGTAAAAATTTTAGAGAAGTGTTGAGAGCGTTCATCAGACTCAATGAACCCAATACTCACCTGATTGTGAAAGCTACATGTAATCGGGATATCGATATACAGCTTCCTCGCGTTGAAGTGATCAACGGTCTAGTATCCGAGGAAAAGATGGACGAGATTCACCATAGATCAGATTGTTACGTGAGTTTTTCACACTCTGAGGGTGTCGGTATGGGCGCTGTCGAAGCCGCTATACGCGACAAACCTGTGATCATCACGAATTATGGGGGTGCTCCTGAATATATCAAGACCCCCTATCTCATCGACTGTGAACTCGAAAAGTTGGAGCAAGATGATTTCCTCTTCCAAAAAGGTATGGAATGGGGAAAACCAAACTTTGATCAACTTTTAGGGTTCATGAGGGACGCGTATGAAAAGCGGGTGCGATACATGGACCACACACATACACGGGAATTGGTCGGGAGGAAGAATGTTTTAAATGAGTTCGTCATGAATGTAATTGGTTCCCATGGTGATGAGACCAACGAGAATCGTGCCACTCATTAGCATTTCCTTTTGACGAATGACAGAAAGTGTGAGGTCGTCAATGACTTGGACACCAGTTGGCTTTTTGAAAAGTATGGGGACGAGTGTGCACACAGTGATATAAAGAGCCATTGAAATTATAACGGGTCTAAGACTATCCTGATCTAACATTGTTCTATACTACTCCTGGATTTTAATTTTGACTCCCATCTCATTCTTGTCGATTCTGTGTTTCTTACAGAAATCACCACACACAGCCTTGAACGAACAGGGTTTTCCAGCCATGGTCATCGCAGCACACAATTTATTTGCCGTGCGTTGCGCGCTCTTTGTTTCTGGGGGTTTGTCGATCACGATGATTTGTCGTTCATTCTTCTTCATCTCGTGCATCTTGTAGGACATCTTACACTTCCATGTCGCATCTGCCAGGTTATAGCATCTTTCATCTGGTTCGGAGAGCCGATGCATCTTTGTCGCATCAGCCAGGCATTTCTGCCAAACTTCGTCACGGATGACTTGCATTTTGAAAAACTTGAAAAATTAAAAAAACTAGGTCGACTTAGGTGCTCAAGCTTCACCCCCAATTTCTGCGAGATACACATCAACCTGACCAACAAACTCTGGACAGCTCTCAGTCGTCTTCTTTGTTACAAAGTCCTGAACGTTGACTATATGCTCTGTAAACTTCTTTACGTCGATACCAGTGGCGTTGTGGATCTGTGAGTTTGTGGCTATATCTTTGAGTGCGTATAAATACGCCGCTGCGTAATTCGCGTGTAAGACAGCGATCATCGGAGATTTGTCTTGTTGAGCGGCAGTCGCGTACCGAGCGGACTGTCTGACGAGTTTATCTATGGAGTGTGTAATACCTCTCGTCTTGTTCTGCATCATGACGATGAGTATGAAGATCGCTACGACAAAGTAGAAATACATTCTTACAGTAGGTGGAGAAAAGTTTACACCTCCATTAGCTCGGACTGACACTCCTGCATGGTCTTCACGTGGTCACCTTCGTCGTTTCTCACGTTTGTAAACACGTCATACAAATTCTTAACATTTTCATAGTAGTTGACAGCCGCAGCTGGTGGCTTTTCAAGAACCAAACTAGTACGATTTTGTTTCAAGAACTCGTCGTATGTATGATACGCGTGTTCCTCAATCTGCTCTGACAGGTTATACGCCATCCGTGGTGAAGCCAAGTAAATCAAGCACGTCAACCAATAGTATGCAAATGCCACATGTTGTGCAAAGAATCTGTCTACGAAACGATCACCACCCCCCAAGTCTTCCATGATGAGCAAATGATGGAACTCATTCATGGTCTGAGCGAAGTGTGTCTCCAAGTAGTCGGCTTTTCGCCACACACCGAGGGTTTCGTAGAGATGTAAGACAGAGACGAATGAGAAATAGGGTACACGTGCAACAGTTTCGAGGACATAGAAGCGAGCATAGTCTTTGTTTTCATATAATTTATCAATAACTTTCACAGCTGTTCCAACTACAGTCTTATTTACACGCTTCTCAAATTTCCGTGGAATGTTAACTTTTGGTTGGACAGTGGCCACTGTGAGCATATATCCTAAGTATACATAAAGTTTTAAATAGTAATACTCATAATGAAAAATGCTCTCCATTATTGCACCGACGATGTTATATAAACCCAAACCAAAACACAACAAACGATTCAAAATTTACTCAACCGCCTATAAGAATGTCGACCCTTACCGTGAAACTTCACTGCGCTACATGGGATACGCGAATGAACTTGGTGAAGCCTTTACGTCATATCTCCCCGATTGGGGTTTACCCGCATCTTACTGTGTTGCGGCGTCGTATGTATTGTTCGACACTATTGACAAGGGTGAGAAGGCGTATCAGGCTGCCGAAGAAGAAGATAAGTTTATGGATACTCTAAGGATATCTACTGAAACTCTCACGTGGCAGATGCTCGCGTCAGTATTTTGGCCAGGGTCGATTATTAGAGTGATCGTGAACATGGCCGCCAACATCATATCTGATAACAACCTGGATGACAATCAAATGATCCACTTCTTACCTACACTGATAGGTGTCTCAGCTATCCCCATGATAGTGAAACCCATCGATTCGACGGTAGATAAGCTCATGGAGGGGTCAATCTCTAAGGTTATCAACGGTGAAATCAAAACACCAGAAGAAGCTCAAGCGGCTATGATGACCACTATGGGTTCTATTTCTGTTCCACCAATCATGTATTTCGTAGCTTCTCTCATCAAGAAGATGAAAACTTAAGTAAAAGTCGATACTTTGAAACTTTCAAGAAAAATGACATCTTTATACGAAATAGTTCAACCCCTGACTATTAGACAGGTGTCTAACAGCGAAATTCGAGAGATATTTAATGAAATTGCTTATAAGATAAGTTCATATGAAACAACCCGTGAAGAACGTAATTACGTGTTAAAAGTCCTTGAAGATTTAGGAAAATTGTAATGTTTTAGCGCAATAGTACCACATATGACAAGTGGAAGTCGTGTCAAAAGACAACCTAAGTTAGAGATTAGACCGGTAATAAATTTAAGAAAGTATGGAAAGTGTCCAAAAGCTCACCCACATCGAACACATTCTCAAGAGACCTGACTCCTATGTCGGTCCAGTCGAGCAGGGTTCTGAACCCTACTGGATTCTTAATGGGTCCACCTTCATGAAGAAGAACCTCAAGTATTCCCCAGCTCTCTTGAAAATTTTTGATGAAATCCTGGTCAACGCCATCGACCGCAACTCTCTCCACCCCAAGCAGGTTAGTTCCATTTCTGTCACCATCGACAAGAATGTGGGTTCGGTGACTATCGAGAACAACGGACCCCTCGGTGGTATTGGTGTTCGTATGCATGAAAAAGAGGGTCTCTGGAACCCCGAACTTGTCTTTGGTCACCTTCTGACGAGCACCAACTATGATGACACACAAAAGCGCATCGTTGGAGGTCGTAACGGGTACGGTGCCAAGTTGGCCAATATTTATTCCAGTGACTTCTCTGTGATTATCAAGGATCACGAGACAAAGCAGACGTATACCCAAAAATGGTCTAAGAATATGACCGTCTGTGACCCCCCAAAAATCAAAAAACATTCGGGCGCTACATCATCCGTCTCTATCACATTCACACCCGAGTGGAAGAGGTTTGGGATGACCAAGATGGACGATACCATCTACAACATTTTCCAGAAGAGGGTTTGGGATGCCAACATCTGCACAACCCAAAACTGTAAGGTGAAGTTCAACGGGGACGTTCTCCCCAAACAGAACTTTGAAGCCTATGCCAAGATGCATGAAGGCGTCCAAGATGTCGCCTCTGTGTCTGGGGACCGTTGGTCGGTGTGTATTGGTCCATCTGAAAATGGACTCGAGCAAGTCTCCTTCGTCAACGGTATTTGCACCATGAAAGGTGGGACTCACGTTGATCACGCGGCGAATCTCATCGCGAATGGAATCATCGATGACATGGCGAAGAAGATTAAGTTGAAGCCACAACAGGTGAAGAACGCCTTTACCATCTTTGTGAAGGCGACCATCGAGAACCCAACCTTCTCGAGCCAAGTGAAGTCTGAATGCACCTCAAAGGCTGCTGACTTTGGTTCAAAGTTTGAGCCCCCAAAGAACTTTGTGAAGAACGCGCTCAAGACTGGTATCGCGGATGAACTCACGGCGCTCTCAAAGTTCAAGGAGATGAAGGAACTCAAGAAGACAGATGGTGCTCGTAAGTCCAAAATCACTGGGATCCCCAAGTTGGATGACGCGAACAAAGCTGGCACAGCACAATCGGGGAAGTGCACCCTGATCGTCACGGAGGGTGATTCTGCGAAGACTTTGGCTGTGGCGGGTCTTTCGGTGGTTGGGAGGGATCACTATGGTGTGTTCCCACTTCGTGGTAAGTGTAAGAATGTGAGGGACTCCTCTGTGGCACAGCTCACCTCTAACCAGGAGTTCAATGATCTCAAGAAGATTTTGGGTCTCCAGCAAGGTAAGGAATATACCAATGTTTCAGAGCTTCGCTACGGTCGCCTCATGATCATGACTGACGCGGACAATGACGGGTCCCATATCAAGGGTCTCATTCTCAACATGTTCCACTACTTTTGGCCATCTCTCCTCAAGTTCAACTTTGTCGTGAGCATGGTCACGCCGATCATCAAAGCTACGAAGGGTTCTGAGACGAAGTCTTTTTACACTGATTCAGCGTTCCGGTCCTGGTATGGAAGTGGTAAATCTGGTTGGAGAATCAAATACTACAAGGGTCTGGGAACCAGCACGAGCGCTGAGGCACGTGAATATTTCAAGAAGATTCAAGATCTCACCGTCAAATTTGATGTGGACACCATGACCGATGAGTCCATCATCCTCGCTTTTGACAAGAAGAAGGCGGATGCGAGAAAGACGTGGCTTCTCGAGAGCACCGCAAAGGAAGCGGGTGAACTGGAGGTGGCTTATGGTAATGTGAAGCAACTGGCTATCACTGACTTTGTCCACAAGGACCTAGTCAATTTCAGTCTCGCTGATCTCAAGCGTTCCATCGCACACGTCTGTGATGGTCTCAAACCCTCTCAGCGCAAGGTGATGTTTTCATGCTTCCAGAAGAATTTGCGGGACGAGATGAAAGTTGCGCAACTCGCGGCTTATGTGGCTGAGAAGAGCGCATACCACCACGGCGAAGTTTCCCTCGCCGAGACCATCGTCAAGTTGGCCAATGACTACACTGGATCAAATAACATAAATCTACTTGAGCCTTGTGGTCAATTTGGAACTCGTCTCATGGGTGGTAAGGATGCGTCTCAGACGAGGTATATTTTTACACGGTTGTCGAATGACGCGCGAAAGATTTTCGATCCCAAGGATGATGCTGTTCTCACTTATCTTGATGATGATGGACGTTCCATCGAACCCGAATTTTACATGCCAGTCATTCCTACGGTATTGGTCAATGGAACGGAGGGTATTGGGACGGGTTTCAGTTGCTACGTTCCACCCTTCAATCCTGTCGACATTAAGAAGAATATTATGAGTTTTATGAATGGTAAAGAACTCAAGAAAATGAAGCCATGGTTCAAGGGTTTCAGGGGTCGTATTTTTGAGGATGAAACGGGGGGTTGGATAACTGAGGGTATTTGGCAGGTCATAGGGACCACAGTCAAGGTTACCGAGCTTCCACCGGGGAGATGGACCCAAGACTATAAGGAATACTTGGACAGTCTTGTTGAGAAAAAGGTCATTGGAAGTTTTACGAACAACAGCACAACAGAAGACGTTGATTTCGTCATACAGGGGTATGATGGTAAGGATATTGTGAAGGATCTCAAACTTCAAAAGACTGTCCGTGACACAAACATGCACTTATTCCACCCCACTAAGGGTATTTGCAAGTATAACAACGCTGAGACAATCCTTTTGGACTTTATCGATCTTCGATTGGACTATTACAAAAAGAGAAAAGCACATCTCATCGCCAACACCAAGAAGAGATCTGATATGTGTTCTTATCGTGCTCAGTTTGTCAAGAAAGTTGTTGAAGGTGATATCGTGGTCTTCAAGAAGAAGAAACAAGACCTCGAGCGTGAAATCGGACAGTCTTTCCCAAAGGTTGATGGTTCCTATGACTACCTGCTACACATTAAGACTGTCGACTACACAGAAGAGCGTGTCAAGGCTTTGATTGAAGAATCGAACAATCTTAAGAAGGAACTCTCGTCACTGGAAGCTATGGGACACCTCGACATGTGGGGGAATGATATTAAAAATATGTAGTTAATAGATAAGTATGGGTGAAGCTGCTAGACTTTCCTTGAAAGCTTTTGGAAAACAGGACACTTACTTGTTATCCAAAGACCCAGAGAAGACTTTCTTCGACTATCAAGATGTGAAGAGACATTCAGAATTTAGAAAGTTTCATAAAACTAAAAATGTTTTGAATCCAGGTCGTGCGGTAGGGTGGCCTTTCAATCAAACCGTCAAGGTTGAGTATGACCCCAAAAACATGGGAGACTTGCTCACTAACCTCTACCTCAAGGTTGACCTGCCAGCCAAGGAAACAGTGAACGTAAACTACACTACCCCACTCGGTAGAGGATTTCTCAAAAGTATCACGATGTATGTGGATGATATCAAGGTTGAAGAAATCACAGACGACTGGGAGATGATACACGAGTCTCTGTACTTGGATCCACAGTCCAAGAAGGGTAACCTGGTGCTTCAAAACATGTCACAAGACTTTACACCTGGTATCTCTGCCCCCTCCAGTTACGGACCTTCCAATAGATTCATAATCCCACTTTCATTTTTCTTTTCACGTAAGTATGGAAAGACTGAACTTCGTAAGGAAGTTGAAGACCGTCATTACTTTCCTGTGTGTGCGGTTCACAAGCAAAAGATTATGTTCGAACTCGTTTTTCATCCTCAGACGTGGTGGCAAGGTGCAGAAAATAGTCATACCCCAGCTATCATCGAGTTGAACAATTTTCAGTTGATAAGCGAAGAGATAAAACTTAGTCATGAAGAGAGGTTGTATATGATAGAGGCGAATCATGAAATCCTAGTGAACGTTTTAAAAAAGCATACATCTTTCACCACGACACCCGAATCCAATTCAACTTTTAAAGTAAATTTGGAACCGAAATCAAAGGTGAAAGCTTTCCACTGGTTTTTCCGAGACAAGTTATTCACGACACAAACTAAAGCGACTCACAGGTATGTCACGTTTGTGAGGAGTCGAGCACAGGAATTGACATGGGTTGGTGGGAGTTCCTCTGTGGCAATGATTACGCGAAACACCCCTATAATGAAAAAGGCTCGTTTCTTTTTGAATGGTGAAAGTTTTCCAAACACTCTCATGGAGAGCCACGAACACTACAAGTACGCGATTCCCTACAAATTTGATTTGGGTGTGACTGACGACAGGATCAACATATACACACAAAGTTTCGCTCTTCACCCTCTACATGAAAAGTCCACCGGCACCCTCGACTTTGCAAATTTAAATTCCGATAGAACTTTGATTGAATTTGAGATAAACAAACTGTTACCAAACGCGGCACAAACTGAGGTAGGGGCATCACCAGACCCCGCGAATGACCAAATATTCTCTGGTGAGTTTGAGTTGCACCTGTATTATCTCGAAATGCAGAAGTTTAACTTCTCTAGAGGTTTCATGACAATCGAGTATTAAAAAAAAGATACCTAATAATAGAATGTACCTCTGTGTCAAAGGTGTTCAGGATGAGTGGATCACGAAATGCCCAGACTATTCACACTTTATATACACATTTAGGCGACACACACCATTTGGTATAGATTTCAGTGACATTCCATTCACAGGAAACTCAGATTTTGGTGAAGTTCTGACTGTGAGGATACCTAGCACGAAGAGTGATTTACTAAATTCTGTATCCCTCACGGTGCTGTGGCGGAGTGATTATGACGCTATGAGGACAGTCGCCAATCCCATTACAAAACTCATTGAGCACGCGGAGTTATTGATTGGTGAGCAGGTGATTGACAGGATATCTGGTGAATACATTTATATGAGAAACAAGCTGGACACATCTGAACAGCACAAGGATATCGAATTGTATAGGGGTGGGGAGGTTCCCATGCCACAAGGATATTACCCAACAAAATTTTCATTGGAGTTGCCTTTTTACTTTACGAGAAATAATAAATCCGCCATTCCCTTATGTAAACTCACCAAGCAAGAGGTGTCGATAAGAATAAAACTCGTGAGTAGGGATAAGTATTATTCTTACAAGTCAGTGTCTCAAAACCTTCCACCGATCACTGATCAGTCTGAGAAGTTCATCGATCAGATATTCCTGACTACAGAGCATGTGTATTTAAGTGAAATGGAACGTTCCGCCTTCCAAGAGAATCATATGGAGTATCTCATCACACAGGTCCAACATAAAGAGACACGAATGGAACCTGGTAATAATAAGAAGGTGTTTCTTTTGGACTTTAAACACCCGGTGAAAGAATTGTTCTTTTTGGGCGAGCCCATATATAACAACTCGAATGATGTGATCAATAACTATAGGTTTAGACAGATACACAATGCTGAGTTGTGCTTAAACAATGTCATCTTCTTTAGAGAGAATGGTCACTTTTTATCGGTGGTCCAACCTTTTAAAAATCATATGAACATACCAGACACTGGTGAAGGTCAGTTTGGAATGTATTCCTTCGCACTCGACCCTGACAGTAGTGACCCGACAGGGCAGTTGAACATGAGCAGGATCATTCATCAAAAGTTTACCATTGAATTTAAGGAACAGGACAGATTTGTCAATCCAAATGACAACACCTTGTTTGTGAGGGGGTATTCCAACGAAGAAACACAGGTTCGTGTATATGCCATCAACTACAACATCTTATCGTTTGATTCCGGGTTAGCTGGCTTAAAATTTTATTAATTGTCTTATATTAGTATGGCAGGGAGTATTCAGCTCGAGTCGAGAGGTCTTTTAGACATTTACACGACTGAAAATCCTGAGTTCACTTTTTTTAAAGAAAATTTCAAGAAACACTCGAATTTTTCTTTACAATTTATCGACATTCCTTCTAATAAAGACTTCGAGTATGGTGAAATACATAGATTCAACATACCGTATGATCATTGTGATGTGTTAAGAGGTGTCAACCTCATGTTTAGTTTACCGGACATAGTCTTAGCAAACGGGGTTGACCCCGATGGGGATTATATTTATGGTGAAGCGTGTAATTTCATAGACTACATCACGTTGTCTGTTGGTGGTATAGTTATTCAACACATCACGACGGAATACTTGGATATGTATACCGAACTTGAATACCCGACGACAAAACAGATCAACTTATTCAACATGTCTATGAGAGATGTGAGTTCGAACCCAGCTGCAGTGAATAGTAGACTTTCAAAAACAAGGCCTTATCCGAGACAGCTTGGTGGAGATGTTTGTATAGAGATTCCATTTTACTTCCACAACCACCCAAAACTCGCCTTACCCGTTTG